CGCCGAGTCCGGCGAGATCACTCCGCTTGGCGACTTCATCATGTCCGAGATCGATCTGCTCAAGCGGTCGAGTTTTCGCTGGTGCGATCTCTTCGGTGATGATGCAGCGCTCATCGCAAGCGGCTTCAATGCCTGGGGTGGCGTGTTCTTCCTGAATGGTCGCTGGTACGGCGTCGGCGGGTTGCAGAAGCAGAGGCCGCATCTCCTGGCTGTTGGCGAACGCACCATCTGCTTGGCGGCGGCCAATGACTGGCTCAACGAGCACGAAAGCGATGAGACGGCTCACAAGACCCGCCGCTGGCTGAACCAGCCGCCGACCGATCGGCAGCTCACCTTCCTGCCCACCGAGTACAGGCAGGATTTCGGGCTGACCCGCTATCAGGCTTCGGCGTTGCTCGCCTTCCGTTTCAATCGAGACGCGATCCGCTCCCTGGTCTTCGGCGCAGCCGACGCCACTCCCGAAGCCATTGTCGGGAGGGCGGCATGATGGGGCACGTCCATGATCACCTCATCTTCCGACCGACTGCGGCTCTGGCATCCGCGTGGCGAACTCTGCGCGGTCTGCCGGCGACCGACGCGTGGCTTTGGCTGGTTCGACCCGGTGCGATCGAAACAGCCGCGCCCGTCTGCATGGTTCTGTTCGATGGCCTGCCAAGGCTTCTGGTCGCGCTTAGCCCGGAGGTCATCGGCCGTGGTTGATCTGACCGAAATTGAGAAAGCGGCGATCTACGCCGCCATGAAGCCCGTGGCCGAGATCATGGAAGAGATCGGCTGGGAGCTACGCCTCATCGATCTGTCGGAGGCGCAGGTCTTCACGCTCATCGAAGTCGCCGTCGGCGGCTTCCAGGACGCCATGCGTGCAACGGCCCAAAGCGCAGACGCGGAGGTTCCGTTCTGATGCTGGACTTTAATCATCGCGCCACATGTGCCGACCAGATCAACGCGATCATCGACGCGGCAATCGAGTCCGAGCGCGGCGCGGCGCCTGCGCGCGCCTATCTTGGCGGCTCACGTCTCGGAGCACCTTGCGAACGCGCGCTGCAGTTCGAGTTCACAGGCGCGCCCAAGGATGAAGGCTCTCACTTCAAGGGCCAGACGCTGCGCATCTTCGAGATCGGTCACGCGCTCGAAGACCTGGCGATCCGCTGGCTGCGCGCTGCCGGGATCGATCTCTACACCCGCAAGGGCAATCGCCCGGATGGCGATCAGTTCGGCTTCTCCGTCGCCGGTGGACGGATCCGCGGGCATGTCGATGGGATCATCGCTTCCGTGCCGAGCGCGCTCGGGCTTGCCGTCCCGGCGCTCTGGGAATGCAAGACGATGAACGCGAAGAACTGGCGCGAGACCGTGGCCAAGGGCGTGGTCATGGCAAAGCCCATCTACGCCGCGCAAATCGCGCTCTACCAAGCTTACATGGAAGCGCAGGTGCCGGGAATCTCGCAGAGCCCTGCTCTGTTCACAGCCATCAACAAGGATACCGCTGAACTGCACCATGAGCTGGTGCCGTTCGACGCAGCGCTGGCGCAGCGGATGAGCGATCGCGGCGTGCGCATCCTGCAGGCGACCGACGCGGGCGAGTTGCTGCCGCGGATCGCCACGAGCCGCGACTTTCATGAATGCCGCATGTGCGCATGGGCGGAGCGCTGCTGGGGGCTGCCAACATGAGCGAAAGCAACATCGTCTCTCTCGACGCGTGGCGCGATTTCAATGACGCGGCTCCGCTGAGCGATCCGTTCACCATCGAGCCGGATCCCGAGCAGATTGCGGTCTTCCTCGACGTCGTCTTTGGCTACTGCGAGGGCTGGGCGCCGCTGCGCGGGTTCGTCGACAAGGGTCAGGGGATTGCCGGTCGGCCGCACAATGTGTGGATCGAAGTCGATGGCGATCTTCTGGAGAAGGCTGTCTCGTTCGCCGGATGGGCCGCGCGCGAAGGCGCTGCCTTCTACGTGGTCCCCGGCACGGTCGCCGAGGCCGGGAAGGCGAAGGCTGCCGATGTCCGCCAGATGCAGTCCGTGCTCGTGGATCTCGATGCGGGCGACATCCCTGCAAAGCTTGATCACCTCATCCTGCACCTCGGCGAACCGACGCTCATCGTTGAGAGCGGCGGCCGCACGGCAGATGGCATCGACAAGCTCCATGTCTGGTGGCGTCTGAGCGAGCCTGCCGAGGCAGAGGATATCGCGCTGCTCTGCCGGCTGCGCGGCGATATCGCCGTGAAGGTCGGTGGCGACACGCATTTCCGGTCAGCGCACCAGCCGATCCGACTGGCAGGTTCGGTCTATCACAAGGGCGGGTTCACGCGCCTCGTCACCATCCGACGCCACAGCCCGCAGGCGGAAGTCCATCTGCGCGATTTCGCGGAGCTGGTGGACGCCATGCGGCCGCTGCCTGGCGTCGGCTGCGAGCCAGGTCCCGCGAGCGAGAAGCCCTCCATCAAGGACATCCTGACCACGCCGGTCCGCGAAGGCGGCGAGGATGACTGGACCCGGTTTCAGGGGGCGAGCGCCGCGATTGGCCATTACGTGCGCATGGCCCACCAAGGCCGCATGAGCCGCGACGAGGCCTGGGAGGCCGTCTGCCAGTACAATGCCGCCCAGCTTCGCCCGAGCTGGCCGCTGGAGCGCCTAGCGACCGAAGCCCAACGTCTCTGGCGGCTGCACGAGGAACGCCATGGCCCGGCGCTGGAGCGGCTCTCGGCTCCCCCCATGTCGGCTTTGCCTACCTTCACGCTCGGGGCCCTGCTCGACGACAAAAGCCCCATGCCGGACGACATCATCGCGCCGCGCCTGCTGACGCCAGGCGGGATGCTTGTGCTGGGCGGCGCGCCCAAGGTCGGCAAGAGCGACTTCCTGATCAGCTTGCTCGTCCATATGGCGGCGGGCGTGCCCTTCCTGGCCTTCGCGCCAAGCCGGCCGCTTCGGATCTTCTATCTGCAGGCCGAGATCCAGTACCACTACCTGCGCGAGCGCCTCCAAGCGATCCGGATCGATCCCATGCTCATGGCAGCCGCACGCGACAATCTCGTCGCAACGCCGAAGGTCCGCATGCTCTTGGACGCAGGCGGCGTTGCGCTGACCATAGCCGCCGTCCGCGCACATTACGGCCATAGCGCCCCAGACATCCTGTGCATCGATCCGATCCGTAACCTCTTCGATGGTGGAGCGGAGGGAGGCGGCGAGAACGACAATACGGCGATGCTTTTCTTCCTGCAGGCGCGGATCGAAGCGCTGCGCGATGCGGTTGCGCCCGATGCCGGCCTGATCCTGTGCCACCACACCCGCAAGATCACGAAGAAGCAGCTCGTCGAGGATCCGTTCATGGCGCTCTCTGGCGCAGGATCGCTCCGCAGCTTCTACACCTCCGGCATCATCATGCACCGGCCTGACGAGGACCGGCCCGAGCGGATGCTGCATTTCGAGCTGCGCAACGGGCCGGGCATCGAGCCGATCACCATCGACAAACCCAATGGCCGCTGGATCGAGATTGACCGATCCAATGAGCGGCTCGTGCGCAAGGCCATGGGCGACAAGCTCGATGCAGAGCGCGTGCGCAAACACGACGTCATTCTTGGCGTATTGCTGGATGAGGCGCTCGAAGGACGGCTCTACACCATCAACCAGTTTGCCGAAGCCTTCGAGAACCGGGGCGGTCTGGGCGGCAAGGACACGATCCGCGACCGGCTGAATGTCCTCGCCACGAAGGGCTTCGTGAAGTTCCTGCGCGACGGCACGCCCTATGGCCTTGGCCCGTCTCGATCCCGGTTCGGCTTTCTGTGCGTCGAAGGAATGGCTGCACCCACAGGTGCGGAGGCCGTCGATCCCGAGACCGGCGAGGTCATCCAGGCGACCATCGCTGTGCTGCCGACCCACTACAAATCGCCCCAGACCGGCGCGCTGCTTGAGGTCGAGAACCCGCAAGTGTGGGTCTATCCGGAGGGCGAGCAGCCATGATCACGGGCGCCACGAACATCCCGCAGAACTACGCTCTGGCCAGTTTAAACCAGATGGGGCGCAGTGCCGAAACTGCTCCGACATGGCCGCTCGGCGCTTCGCTCTGGTCCGCTGTGATCAGATTGGGCGGGTTTCCGAAACTACCCCGTCAGAATTGCGCGCTGACCAGTTTGGCTTCGCTCCAACCAGATTGGGTCGATACGGCGTTTCCAAACTGCCAAAACTGGAAATTCGTCAATCCGGTCAATGCGCTATCGGGTGGTTCAAGTTTAGGGGGTGAAAGCCACCCCCTTCGGGGGTGGGGAGACCGCCGCAGGCGGGGTCTCCCATTCCCACCCCCAGGGGCTTCGCGCGTGCATGGCCTGCATCTCCACCCCTCGACCGTCCGCCTACCCCAGGGATCGACCCCCATGAGCACGCAAGTAGCACCCGTCACCATGCCCAGCCTTCATCAGCCGACACCACCGACCATCCCGGCGGACAGGACCATCCTCGCGCTCGACCTCGGGACCACGACCGGATGGGCCAGCCTCGTCCAGGGGATCGTGCATAGCGGCACAGTGACGTTCCGCACCGGGCGCTACGACGGCGGCGGCATGCGCTACCTGCGCTTCCAGACCTGGCTTGAGGGACTGGGCGAAGACACGGGCGACGTGGCGGCGATCTACTTCGAGGAAGTCCGTCGGCACATCGGCACCGATGCCGCCCACATCTACGGCGGCTTCCTGGCGACACTGACCGCGTGGTGTGAGCGCAAGGGCGTGGCCTACCAGGGCGTCCCTGTCGGCACCGTGAAGCGCTTCGCCACGGGCAAGGGGAATGCCGACAAGCAGGCAGTCCTGGCAGCGATGCGCAGTCGCGGTTTCAACCCCGCCGACGACAACGAGGCTGATGCGCTCGCGATCTTGCTCTGGGCGATGGAGACACGAGGAGGCGTGCTGTGAAGTGGACGCCACCTGGTTATGGCGGCAAGCGCCGCACACCCGATGAGATCAAACGCGAAGGCTGGCGTGAACAGCGTGTGTTGGCGGTCTCGCTCGACGATGCCCGGCTGACCTGGCCGGAGCGGGAACTGATCCGCCAGCTTGGCGAGAAGCTCTATGGCGATCGATCCAAACGCAAGGGGGTTCAGCAATGACTGAATGGACGCCGAGCCTCGTCGAGGAACGCCTGTCTGAGGCCGCCTTCGTGCTGAAGCGCCTGCCGGCGGAGCGCCGTCGCGGCTACTTCAACGTCTGGCCGCAGATCGTGCACGACTTCGCCGACAAAGTCGGACAAGAGCCAAGACCGATGCGCGTGCTGCCTTCGCCCGCTGCGATCAGCCGCATGGAGGAGACGCTGAGCTGGACGGTCGGGCTTGATCCGATCGACGGCAAGATCGTCTGGATGCGCGCGCATGGCGAACGGTGGAAGGCAATCTGCTGGGCGGTCGGCATGCAGCGCTCTGCGGCGCATGAGCGCTGGCTCTACGCGCTCTGCGTCATTGCTTGGCGGCTCAACGGGCGGCGAGTCCCTGGCAAGCGTTCGCGGCGGTACATCATTGAGCTGGTGCGCGATGCAGATGTGCAGGCCTCATAATCAGGATCGTCATTTGCTTCGCGAGTTTACTCATCAACCCAAGAATCCTGGGCGATAAACTCGGCGCCATTTTCGAGATGGAACGAGATTTCGCCTGGTGTTGCATTGAAGATCCATGTGTCTTTAACCTCACCATCCTCTTCGTGGATGAACCCCTGTCCAGCAATGCGGATCGCCTCTCCCGCTTTGATCTTGGCATAGATGCTGTCGTCGAGCTCAATGCTGTGGACGTCGTAACCGTAGCTGACTGTCAGTCTAATCATTGTCGGAATCTCCATCGCAGCCAGAAGCATAACGCAACTGAGAGTAAACTGTCCGCCGGACACTTTTCGAAGGGACAGAAACGGAAGATCAGGCTAAGTTTTCTGACATCCTCGCGAGACGAGCGCGCTGGCGTCGCACGAGCGCAAGAGCCCGGGTCCTTCCGGGCGCCTGCGCAATGCTGGCGGGCGACGCGCGAAACATCGCTAGCGTCAGGGTCGGTTTTTGGGAAGCCAGCCACCCGGCGCCGCAGCGCCAATCGCTGCAAGCCCCGACAAACCAAAGCTTTTTCCGACCGCACATCGTGGCCGCTGGACCCCGCATGGAGTCCATGATCCGGACCCCGCGCGGCATCCACGAACCCGGACACCCGCCCTTCATGACGCTGAGCTTCGCCCCCGAGCGGATCGAGACCTGGCCGCTGGCCAAGCTGGCGCCCTATGCCGCTAATCCGAAGGCCCATGATGACGATCAGGTGGCTAAGCTCGCCGCCAGCATGGCCGAGTTCGGCTGGACGGTGCCTTGTCTCGTCGCGGAGGATGGCGAACTGATCGCCGGACACGGCCGGGTCCTGGCCGCCACGCGGCTTGGCTTGACTGAGGCGCCCGTCATCGTCCTCGGCCATCTGAGCGAGGCTCAGCGGCGCGCCTACCGGATCGCCGACAACAAGCTTACGGAACTCGGCAGCTGGGATCAGGCGCTGCTCTCCGGAGAGCTTCAAAGCCTGCTGGCCGATGATTTCGACCTATCGCTAGTCGGGTTTTCCGACGGCGAACTCGACAAGCTTCTCGCCTTCGATCCTGAAGCGGCCGAGGGAGGCGCGCAGGCCAGTGGGTCGACGCCGCCGCTGACGATTCCCGAGCCGCCCCGCAATCCGGCATCGCGCACGGGCGATCTTTGGATCCTCGGCGACCACCGGCTTCTTTGCGGTGACAGCACCAGCCACGCTGATGTGCGCCGCCTGATGAATGGCGAGCGCGCCGTGCTGTTCGCAACCGATCCGCCCTATCTCGTGGACTATGATGGCTCGAACCATCCGACCCGGAACAAGGACTGGTCGGAGTCCTACGGCGTGACGTGGGACGACAGTTCTCAGGGCGCCGAGCTCTATGACAATTTCATCGCAGCGGCTGTTGCTGAAGCAATCACCGATGACGCCGCCTGGTACTGCTGGCACGCATCACGGCGGCAAGCCATGCTGGAGGCGTGCTGGGAGAAAGCCGGCGCCTTCGTCCATCAGCAGATCATCTGGGTGAAGGACCGTGGCGTTCTCACCCGGTCGCATTACCTGTGGAAGCATGAGCCCTGCTTCATGGGCTGGCGTCGCCCGAACCGTCCGCCGAAAGTGGCGGAGGAGACGCTGCCATCGACCTGGGAGCTGCCGAGTTTCGCGAGAGACGAGCGCCCGGACCACCCGACGCCGAAACCGCTCGACGCCTTCGGGATCCCGATGCGCCAGCATGTGGCGCGTGACGGGCTCTGCTACGAACCATTCTCCGGCTCCGGCTCGCAGATCATGGCCGGTGAAGCGAATGCTCGCCGCGTCTTCGCGATGGAGATCAGCCCGGCCTATGTCGATGTCGCCGTGGAGCGGTGGCAGGCACAAACGCGCGGCACCGCGATCCTTGAAGGTGACGGACGAAGCTTCGACGTCATCAAGGCCGAGCGGCTTGGCGCAAACCCGACAACGGATGCGGCATGAAGCAGTCTCGACACATGTCGCTGGTGGAGTCGCTTGCCAACGTCGCTGTCGGCTACGGCATCGCCGTGCTGACCCAGATCGCAGTCTTTCCGTTTTTCGGGCTCCACGTGTCGCTTGCCGACAATCTCGTGATGGGCGCGGTGTTCACCATCGTCTCGATCGCAAGGTCGTTCACGTTGCGCCGCGTGTTCGAGGAATTGCGGGTGAGGTCTGAACGAAGAAGCGCCGCCAAGCTTTGATGCCAGACGGCGCTTCTCGTTGATGCGTCATACGATCCTGTAGACCCGCCCCCGGCCGTCGATTTTCTCCGAGGTCACTTCAAGACCCAGCTTCTTCTTGAGAGCGCCGGCAATCGCGCCGCGCACCGTGTGCGCCTGCCAGTCGAATGCTGCGACGATCTCCTCGATGCTGGCGCCTTCGGGACGCCGGAGCATTTCGATGAGCTTGGCCTGCTTGCTGTCTGCGCGCGTGCGCGTTTTGGCTGTGCGGTCAATCTCAGGGGCCGTGTGCGGCTTGGGTTCCTCGCCAGCCGCGATGTGGGCGTTCTCCGGCTCGATGCCAATGGCGGTCAGCCCTTGCTCGGTGATTGCGAGCGTGACGCCATGGCCGTCGCCGGTTTTGCGCCAGACCGGTTCGCCAATACGCGGGTCAGCGTCGACTTCTTCGAGCAAGCCCTGCTTGAGCAGCGAAGAAACAACTTTTTGCGCCGCGCCGCCCTTGAGGTTCTGCGGCAAGGGTAGCGCGAGCAAGTTCGCGCGCTGGGCAGCGGCGGTGAGAATGACGAGCTGCGTTTCGGAAAGCTTCATGGTGGGATCCTTTTGGTCTGGGCGGCGTCCGCGACCATCGCGGCGCTGCTAGGACCCCAAGCCCCGCCGGCGATGCCGGTCGGGGCCGTGAGCGCGCTGGGCGCTCGTCAGTCGGCGTATTCGCCTTCCTTGAAGGCGCTGTCGGTGATGCGCTTCAGCAGCTCTGCGTAATGGGCAAGGGTTCCGACATGTCCCCAATGGATCTCCTCGGGGTCGTAGTCGAAGTGGTCGTCGCTGAGCGCCTGCAGGCGTGCGAGCGCTGCGTCGATTTCGGCCTTCCTGGCGATGAATGCTTCGAGGGCGGTCTGCTTGGCGGCGGTCTTGGTCATGGCGCTCTCCTGCGCTTGATTGTGGCTCCATACAGGCTCTGATCGACGCACCTAGCAAGGCGATAAGCACATCATTTCATTGCTTTTTTGGCTGCCAACAGCCCGAATGGCAGTGGTCGCCCGGGTGTTCGGCCTTGCCAAATTTTGCCAAAGCGCCTATCTTGCCAGCATGAGCACGATGAACATTTCCCTGCCGGAATCGCTCAAGTCCTTCGTGGACGAGCAGGTGACGACGCGCGGCTTTGGGACGAGCAGCGAATATGTGCGCGAGCTCATTCGCAAGGACGTCGATCGTCAGCGTCTGCGCGGCTTGCTGCTGCAAGGCGCCCAGTCGGCGCCGGCTGCAACGGCAGATGACGGCTATTTCGAGGGTCTGCGCGCCAGGGTCCGCAGCAATCGAGCGACGTGACCGCCAAGCCGGTCATTCCGCGCGAGCTTGCCAACCGGGACATCGAAGAGGCGCTCGACCACTATCTCGACCAAGGCGGTGAAGCCGTCGCCTTGGGGTTCGTCGACGCTTTGGAGCGAGCCTACCAGCATGTCGGTCGGCACCCTGCAAGCGGCTCCAGCCGCTATGCCCATGAGCTCGATTTGCAGGGCCTCAAGTTCTGGCCGCTGAAGCGCTATCCCTATCTCGTGTTCTACATCGAGCGCGAGACCCACATCGACGTCTGGCGCGTGCTCCATGCCGAGCGCGACATCCCTGCCTGGATGAAGGATCCGGACGTCACCTGACGTCAGGACCTATCCATGAAGGGCATGAGCGAGCGCCAATACGCGGCCCATGTCGGGCTGTCGCGTGGCGCGATCCAGAAGGCCAGGCTCGCAGGCCGGCTTGTTCTGCTACCAGACGGCTCGATCGACGCGGCGGCCAGTGATGCGCGCCGCGCCGCCATGACGGACCCGTCGAAGCAGCGGTCTACGCCGAGCGCCACGAAGCTGAGGCCTGTCCCGGATGCCGCCCTCTCGGCGGTTGGTGACACGCTGCGGGAGAATGGCATCGCGACCCCGTCCAACGGTGGCGGGACGACCTTCCTGCAGGCCAAGACCGCCAATGAGGTGCTGAAGGCGCAGGAGCGCCGCCTCAGGCTTCAGAAAATGAAGAACGAGGTGGTCGACCGGTCACGGGCGACGGCGCTGGTGTTCCGCCTCGCGCGCGAGGAGCGCGACACATGGGTGAATTGGCCCGCGCGCATCGCAGCCCTGATGGCGGCCGAACTCGGCGTCGAGGCGCATCCGATGCAAAAGGTTCTGGAGACGCATGTCCGCGCCCATCTCGCCGAGCTTGCCGAGATCCGACCCGAATTTCGCTGACGCGGACCTTCGGTTCGTTGAGGCTTTCGCCTTCGAAGGCGCCGATGAGCTCTGGAGATCCTGGCGCGAGGGGCTCACGCCCGATCCACTTCTCACGGTTTCGGAATGGGCTGACCGCCATCGCTTTTTGAGCCCACGTGCTTCGGCCGAGCCCGGGCGCTACAGAACGGATCGTACGCCCTACATGCGTGCGATCATGGACGCACTATCGCCGTCGCATCCGGTGCGGCGCATCGTCTTCATGAAGGCGGCGCAGGTCGGCGCGACGGAAGCAGGAAACAACTGGATCGGCTATGTCATCCATCACGCACCGGGGCCGATGCTCTCGGTGCAGCCGACTGTAGAGCTTGCCAAGCGGTTCTCGCGTCAACGCATCGAGCCGCTGATCGCCGAAAGCCCGAGCTTACGCGAACGGGTGAAACCGTCCCGCGCGCGTGACGCCGGCAACACCGTGCTGTCGAAGGAATTCCCGGCGGGTCTTTTGGTCATCACCGGCGCGAACAGCGCCGTGGGCCTGCGCTCGATGCCGGCGCGCTATTTGTTTCTCGACGAGGTGGACGCCTATCCGCCCTCGGCTGATGAAGAAGGCGATCCGGTTGCGCTGGCTGAGGCGCGCACCAGGACCTTCTCGTGGCGATCGAAAGTGTTTCTCGCTTCGACGCCGACGATTCATGGCGTGTCTCGGATCGAGCGCGAATTCGAGGCGTCCGATCAACAGCGTTTCTTCGTGCCATGCCCGCATTGCCAACATCGGCAGTGGCTGCGTTTCGAGAGACTCCGCTGGGACAAGGGCAAGCCGGAGACGGCGCACTACATCTGCGACGCCTGTGATACGCCGATCGAAGAGCATCACAAGATCGCGATGCTCGAAGACGGCGAATGGCGTGCGACCGCTGAGGCGACGGATCCGGGTACGATTGGGTTCCACCTCTCGGCGCTCTATTCGCCGGTCGGCTGGATGAGCTGGGCGATGATCGCCCGCATGTGGGAAACCTCGCAGTCGAGCGACGAAGCCAAGCGCAGCTTCAAGAACAGCGTTCTGGGCGAGACCTGGATCGAGACCGGAGACGCGCCCGACTGGCAGCGGCTTTATGAGCGCCGCGAGGATTGGCAGATTGGCACTGTGCCGAGTGGCGGCTTGTTTCTCACCGCCGGCGCCGACGTGCAGAAAGACCGGATCGAGGTTTCGATCTGGGCTTGGGGACGGGATCTGACGAGTTGGCTCGTCGATCACATCGTCATCGATGGCGGACCCGATAACCCAGAATGCTGGTCGGAATTGGCTAGCCTCTTGGAGCGAACTTGGCCTCACGCGCATGGCGCAAGGCTTGGCCTCGCCAAACTCGGGATCGACACGGGCTACGAGGCGTCTGCCGTCTATTCCTGGGCGCGCGCCATGGGACACGGACAGGTGGCGCCGCTCAAAGGCGTGGAAGGTTTCAATCGCGCCGCGCCTGTCGTCGGTCCAAGCTTTGTGGATGTGACGGAAGCGGGCAAAAGACTGCGCCGTGGCGCCCGGCTCTGGACCGTCGCGGTCGCCACCTTCAAGAGCGAGACCTATCGCTATCTGCGCCTTGTGCGGCCGACTGATGAGGACATTCTCGCAGGCGCGCGCCATCCGGCCGGATATGTGCACTTGCCGCGCGGACTTGAGGCGGAATGGGTTAAGCAGCTCGTCGCGGAACAGCTGATCAGCGTGAAGACCCGTCGCGGGTTTCAGAAGCTCGAATGGCAGAAGCTTAGGGAACGCAACGAGGTGCTCGACTGCCGGGTCTATGCGCGCGCAGCGGCATGGATCGCGGGCGCCGATCGCTGGACAGACGAGAAATGGCGCGACCTGGAGGATCAGGTCGGGCCCATGCCCAAACAGATGATGGATGTGAAACCCGACGCATCGATCGCAGCCGGTGTGCTGGCGCGTGCGCCCTCCATGGGTGGCAAGCGCCGGTCTGACTGGCTCTCGGGCGTCGACAAAGGATGGCTGCGATGAGCTGGACGACCACTGAACTCGATGCCCTGCGGCGCGCCTATGCCTCCGGCACGCTGCGGGTCAGCTACGAGGGCAAGACCGTCGAATACGGATCTGCCGCCGACCTCCTGTCGCGGATCCGCACGATCGAGCGCGAATTGGTCGGGAATGGGGTCGAACGCGCTCCCGTGGCCGGCTTTGCCGGTTTTGCAAGCGGGGATCGCTGATGGGCCGCGTGACCTGGCTTGATCGCGCCATCGGCTCGGTCGCGCCACGCACGGCGCTCAGACGGGTCCAGGCGCGCGACAGCCTCGATGCCCTGGTCCGGGGCTATGATGGCGCGGCCAATGGACGACGGACCGATGGCTGGCGGAGTGCCGGCACATCCGCTGATAGCGAGATCGGGACCGCCGGCGCACTGCTCCGGGATCGCATGCGCGACCTGGTGCGGAACAACCCGCACGCCGCGAAAGCGGTGTCGGTTCTCGTGAACAACATCATCGGCTCGGGGATCATTGCCCGTGCTGCGAGCGGCAACGACAAGCTCGACGCGCAGGCAACGGCCCTCTGGGAAGCATGGTCGGCCCGCTGCGATGCTGACGGGCAGCTCGACTTCCTGGGGATCCAGACGCTCGCCTGTCGACAGATGGTCGAAGCGGGCGAAGTTCTGATCCGGCGCAGACCGCGACGGGCAAGTGATGGGCTCGACGTACCGCTGCAATTGCAGCTCCTCGAGGCCGACATGCTGGATGCAGGCCGCAACGGCGATCTCGTCGATGGCGGGCGGATCGTGCAAGGCGTCGAGTTCAACGGTCTCGGCCAACGGCGAGCCTATTGGCTCTATGCGCAGCACCCTGGCGATACCGTCGTGACCACAAGGCGCCGGCTCGACAGCCTGGCGATCCCGGCGAGCGACATTGCCCATCTCTATGAGAAGCAGCGTACCCAGGTCCGTGGGGTGCCCTGGGGCACGCCGGTGATGCGAGCGCTCCGCGATCTCGACGACTGGACGCAGGCAGAGCTCGTTCGCAAGAAGACCGAAGCTTGCGTGGTTGGAATCGTGCTTGGCGCCGATGAAGGCGAACAGGGCATTGCACCGTCGGTCGTCGATGCCGACGGGAACCGGGTCGAGCAATTCGAGCCTGGCCTCATCGCCTATGCGCGCGGCGGCAAGGACATTCGTTTCAATCAACCGGCGACCACAGCCGGTGTCTCGGAATGGCTCCGGGCGCAGCTGCATATCGTGGCGGCGGGCTTTCGCATGCCCTACGAGCTGCTGACCGGCGACCTCAGCCAGGTCAACTACTCTTCCATTCGCGCTGGGCTCGTCGAGTTCCGCCGTCTGATCGATGCGGTGCAATGGCAAATCATCATCCCGATGCTCTGCCAACCCAGCTGGGACTGGTTCACCGAACAAGCCTGGGCGGCAGGCAAGCTGCCGCAGCCCCGCATTCCGGTCGAATGGTCGCCACCGCGCTTCGAGGCGGTCGATCCGCTCAAAGACGCCATGGCGGATCTTCTCGCCATGCGCTCGGGCACCATGACGCTGGCGCAGGCCATCGCCCGGCAAGGCCATAACCCTGACGCGGTGCTGGCGGAGATCGCCGCCATGAACGCCAAGCTAGATGCGCTTGGGCTCGTTCTCGACAGCGATCCGCGCCGCGTCACCAAGACCGGTGTGATGCAAGCCGATCCGGCTTTCACCTCTACCTAAGGACAATCACATGCATGGCACCATCGAACTGCCGGCCCTGCACCGCGCAGCCGACCTGTTGCCGGCCACGATCGATGAGCAGGACCGCTCCATCGAAGTGGTCTGGTCGACGGGCGCGAGGGTCCGAAGGCAGCCGTTGTTCGGCGAGCCTTTCGACGAAGAGCTCAGTATGGATCCTGGCAGCGTCCGGCTTGACAGACTGAACGCCGGCGGCCCGCTGCTCAAGGTCCACGATACTCGAACGCTTGATGCGGTCATCGGGTCGGTCGTGCCCGGCTCCGCCCGGATCGATCAGGGGCGCGGCGTCGCGCGCGTGCGCTTCAGCGAGCGCGAGGATGTCAGTGTCATTTGGGCCGACGTCCAAGCGGGCCATCTGCGTGCCGTCTCCATCGGCTACCAGGTCCACCGCTTCGAGGTCAGTCGACCCGCCAATGCGCCCGAAGTCTGGCGCGCGGTTGATTGGACCCCATTCGAGATTTCCGCGGTCCCGGTCGGGGCCGATCCGGCGGCCGGCTTCCGTTCGGTTGACCCGCTGAGCCCCTGCGTCGTGGACCGGGACGACGCCTCCACCAAAGAGAGGATTTTCATGGACGAGACCAGTGTGACCACGACGGCGGCGCAGTCGGCGCCCGAACCCGTTACCCGGGCAGCCGAGCCCGCGCCCGATACCAAAGCCATCATCGCGCAGGCGCAGAGCGCCGAACGGGAAAGGGTCGGGACGATCTATGATCTTGCCGGTCGTCTGGGCCTGGAGCGCAGCATGGCCGAAGACCTTGTCACCCGAGGCGTCGCCATCGACGAGGCGCGGCGCATCATCCTCGACAAGGTCGCGGACGCGGCTGAACAGTCGCGGACCTTCCCGCATGTTTCCGTACCCCTTGGCGGACGCGATGAGCGCCTGACGCGCCGCGAGGCCGTCGCCAATGCGCTCCTGCATCGCTACAGCCCGACGCTGTTCGCACTCAGCGATCCGGCACGCGAGTATCGCGGGATGACACTCCTGGAGCTGTCGCGGGAGTTTCTCGCTTCCTCTGGTGTCAATGTGCGGGGTATGTCGCGGGACGAGATCGCGACCCGTGCTCTGCATTCGACTTCGGACTTCCCCGAAGTGTTGGCAGCGGTCACCAACAAGACACTGCGCCAGGCTTACGACGTCTATCCGCGCACCTTCACGCCCTTCTGTCGCCAGGTTCTGGCAACCGACTTCAAGGCGATGCATCGTGTGCAAATCGGTGAGGCGCCGCAGCTGCTCAAGGTCAGCGAAGGCGGCGAGTTCAAGCGCGGCACCATCGCTGAATCGAAGGAAAGCTATCGCATCGAGACCTATGGTCGGGTTGTTGCGATCACGCGCCAGGTCCTGATCAATGACGACCTCGACGCCTTCACGCGCATTCCCGCGATGTACGGCACGGCTATCGCCACGCTTGAGAGCGATGTGGTCTGGGGCATCATCACCGCCAACGCCGCGATGGCCGATGGCGTGACCCTGTTCCATGCGACCCACAAGAATCTGGCGGGTACAGGGGCAGCGCTGAGCGTTGCGGCGATTGGTGAAGGTCGCGCCTCGATGGCCAAGCAGACGGGTCTTGATAAGAAGACGGTGCTCAATATCCGGCCGAGTTATCTCATCGTGCCGGCGGCTCTTGAACTCGCGGCTGAGCAGCTCGTCGCGCAGAACCTTCCGCCGACGAAGACGCTCGACGTCGTTCCCCAGTCGATCCGCACGATCACGCCGATCTCCGAGCCACGTCTCGACGCTGTCAGCGCGGGAGCATGGTACCTCGCAGCCAATCCTGCGCAGATCGACACGATCGAATACGCCTATCTCGAAGGCCAGCAAGGCGCTTACATCGAGACGAGGAACGGCTTCGATGTCGATGGCGTGGAGATCAAGTGCCGCCTCGATTTCGGCGCCAAGGCAATCGACTGGCGCGGTCTCTACAAGAACAACGGCGCCTGACGCCTATCCCCATCAACATCCTGACGAGAACGGGCGGCCCCTGCGGCGGCAGCCGCAAATCTCTACGCCCGCCCGCCCTTCGCCTTTTGGAGAGGAGTTTTCCATGAAGAACTATGTGCAGCCCGGCAAGACCATCACACTTGCAGCGCCCTATGCCGTCTCTGCAGGAGATGGTCTGCTGGTCGGCGCCAGCTTTGGCGTGGCGACGGCAAGCGCCTCCATCGGCGAAGCGGTCGAAGCCGCGCTGGTTGGCGTCTTCGACCTCAAGAAGGCCGCATCCCAGGCATGGGCCGTCGGTGACAAAGTCTACTGGGACAACACGGCGAAGGAGACCACCAAGACAGCGACCAGCAATACGCTGATCGGTGTGGCGGTCGAGGCCGTCAGTAATGGCGCCAGCGACACCGTCGGCCGCCTGCGGCTGAACGGCAGCTACTGAGTAAGCGCGACCACGATTGATCATGGCGCCCCCAGAAGAAAGCGATCCACCCGATTTGCACTGGACCATCGACCGTCGCATTCCGCTTGCGCTCATCACCACGCTACTCGTGCAGTTCGGCGGGTTCGTCTGGTGGTTCTCGTCGGTCGAATCCCGCCTGACGGTCAAAGAGCAGCGGCTGGCGCGCGTCGAGCAGCGTCTCGATGAAGACCAGCGTGCGATCTCAGCGATCGTGGAGCGACTGGCGCGCATCGAGGAGCGTGCTAACGCGCAACTCGAGTTGTTGAGGCGGATCGATGGGCGTCTGCAGGAGCGTCGGCAATGACGGTTTTCGACACCGCACTCGGGAGCCTCTTTGCTGACGACAACCTTGCCCAGTCCGGGATCTGGCGTAGTGGGGGTCAGGGGGCGGGACATCCTGTGCGGATCCAGCGCGTGCAACCGCAACCGGTGTTCGAGATCAGCGGCGCCAAGCTCGTCCAGGACGCAACACTCTTCGACATCCGCGCTGAAGAAGCGTCAGGGATTGCGGAGGGCGACACCCTCGAAGTGTCGGGCGTCATCTATCGCGTGCAAGCGCCGCCGGTATCCACGATGGATGGCCGCATCCTGCGGCTCGATGTCGTCGTGCTATGAGGCTTGATCTCCAGATCGAGGGGGATCTGAACAAGATCCTCGCGGGTGAAGCTCGTGTCGCGGAGGCGGCTGTCACGGCGGCCGTCCGTAAGGCGGGCGAAAGCTTGAAGAGCGAGTTGCGTGCACAGGTGGCGGGCGCAGGCCTTGGACGACGCCTCGCAAATGCCGTGCGCTGCAATGTCTATCCCGAACGTGGTGAGAGCCTCAGCGCGGCGGCGTGGGTCTTTGCCCGCCCCGGCAAGGGTGGGCGCGGTGGCGCGGCGGATATCATCGCAGCCTTCGAGGAAGGCACGCTGATCCGACGCAGCGGCGGACGTTATCTCGCCATCCCGACGGAAAACGTGCCCATGAAGGGTGGCGGGCGCCGGATGACGCCGAACGACATGCAGAGTGGGACGAAGTTCGGCGGTTTTGGTCGCGATCTCGAAGTCGTCCCGACCAACCGCCCCGGCGTGCTGTTGCTTGTGCTGCCAGTCGTTCGCGCCACGAACGGCCAAACGCTGCAGCCGGCAACCGGTCGCCGCATCAAGGCAGGCCGCAACGTCGAGTGGGTTCCGATGTTCATCCTGGTGCGCCAGGTTCAGATGCCACGCCTGCTGGATTGGCGTGGACCAGCGGAAAGCTGGGTGAACCGGCTGCCGGATCAGGTCGTGCGGGAGTGGGAGGCGCGGGATAGAAGTAGCGGCTAGCCGACTATATTTATTAACAGCAACGACCAATTCGGTCTCTATCGGTCTCTGGCAGCGCTTATCCGGCGCAATTTCATCCCGTCATCGCACTGAGTGGCTGTCGCTCAAGCCCAAAAGCTCAATAAATGAGCTCTGAGTCCTGATCTCTTGTTCTTCCGGAGAATCCGGCTGAAATTCTCGGGTACGCCAATAATTGTATACATCGAGGTCAATAAGTCGAAATAATGTCGCGAACGCATGAAACGGGCCACCTTGATGCATCCCGTTCATTAAGACGAACTGAGCAAACTGGATCGACGATAGGCGTTCGAATGCGCGGAAGAATGCGTCGAATAGAACGTCCTCCTCCGCGTCGACACCGGGCCCCCAGATCCTGTCACCCCAAAGGCGCTCTTGGATCTCGAAGACGGACTCCCAATAGGCGTCGTCACCCATCGCATCGGGGTCCCAATTCATCATCTCTTCCGCCATACGGGTCGCGATGGCTTTCTTCTTAGTTGGGTCATCGTGGAGGAAGTCGCGCCAAGTGCAAAAGGCTGAGTACACGGCGAAGTTGCTCGGCTCCAACGTCTTGCGCGTTTCTCGCTCGAAGGCGATGGCGTCAGCCAGACAGCGCTGCTCCGCCACGACTGGAAGCCCCCGGGAGGTAACCGCACCGCTAACCTCAAACCCCGGCGACACGGCCTTCACCTTGGCGGCGGCCCTTTCAAGGATTGGAAGGTCCTTGCGCATATCGGTGAGCAGCTTCTCCGGCATGCGGTACTGCCTTCCTCGCAACGTTATGCTGAGGTTGTCGCCACTGACGTGGATCCCCATCTGCTGGACGAGCCCGGGAATAGCCGTGCCGCCACCCGAGGAAAGGGCGCGGGCAACGCTGTATCGGGGCCAGTGAAACTGTCCAATGTCGATACTCTGGTGGTTCGGCGCGACTAGCTTGGTGGTCGCCAGCAAAAAGTGCCAGACGTCTGGTCGGCGTGCCGCAAAAAGCGACGAATTGTCATCCTGGAATACGAGTGCAACATCGAAATCGTGCGGAATCATCGCAAGCATCTTTTGCCCTTCCTGTCTCGATCGCTGTTCTACTCAAGCCCAGTGAAACGAACGTGCATTCCATGCCCGCGCCAAAGCGGAACTGGCTGCTCGTCACCGGACTCGAAGGGCTGGTCGGCGCTCACAATTGCGACCGACGCGAAGTGCCCGGTAGGACTCATCTTGGAGCACCCGGCAGCAATTGATTGCCAGTTGCCTGGCCGCATCGCACTGTTGGCGGGAAACTTCGCCGAGCGCACGACCACCCATTCGGGTCGCTTGGTCTTGCCAATAAACCAAATAGACGGGTCGACTTCAGGATTTCCCTGCCAGGACATCAGTTCGAAGCCCTGTTTCTCGAGGTAGTCGCGGACCACTTGGACGGCCATGTCATGGACCTCCCATGGCGTCATCTCAATCTTCTGGTCTGTGACAAGGGTGACTGGATTGATTGGCTTTCTGGTCTCCGCATCCAGTAGCCCCCATCCGGGCATGTCCGCGTCCCAGGCACCGCCGAAGAGCTTCTTTTTCATAGGCAGGACGCAGGCCCGGCCATTGGCCGACTTAGCTGCAGTGATAAACCCACGTGGATTGCCAGGCCCCTGCACCTTCCCGTCGGCGTCCTCCACACGCACGAAGAACAACTGGTTGCCTAGACGAAAAGACAGATGCTCCAGGAACGGAGGGTATGGATGGGCGCGCAACCAAGACTGGATGCCTCCGTCGACTTGCTTGCTTAGGTGAATGCCAGCAGCCTTCCAGCAAGGGAAGAACGCTTCCGACATCTCATGCATTTCTATCTCGTGCATATGTGTAACCTCAGGTCTGAGGCATTGGCCGTGATCGAATTACTCGGCCGCTGTCGGCCAGTGCCGTCGAGCTTTCTCAAGGTCATGCGCCGTCTGCAGGTTCATCCAGAATTCAGCAGAGACGCCGAAACGACGGGACAAGCGCAGCGCTGTGTCGGCGGTGATCGCCCGTTCGCCATGCAGTATCTCGGTAATGCGGTTGGCAGGCACCTCGATATCGCGCGCCAGTGCGCGCGCAGAAATGGCCATCGGCGTCATGAACTCTTCGCGCAGAATCTCTCCGGGCGTTACTAGTGTCAGGTTCTGTCCGGTCGACTCGTCCGACAGGTTCACTTTTCCCGCGTAGAGATCGTCGCGGCTGATCAATTTTCTCCTCTTACCCATGCTTCGTCTCCTCAATGATAGTCGACGATCTCAACACCATGCGCGGCTCCATCCTGCCAGACGAAGCAGAGCCGCCATTGATCGTTAATACGGATGCTGTACTGTCCAATCCGATCCCCTTTGAGTGCCTCCAAGTGATTGCTTGGCGGCACTCGCAGATCATCGAGCCGGATCGCGGAGTCCAGCATTCTCAACTTTCGGCGTGCCACAGTCAGGATGTCCGACGGAAAACCTTTCGGGACCTGACCGGTGAAAACGAGCGCCGTGCGTTTGCATCCGAAGCTTTTGATCACCGCTGTTATGTATCGCATAACGGGCGGTATGTCAAGCATAACACCTGAGAGCAAGTAAATGGCCAGTAAGCGCGAGGAAGTCTTGCAGGCTCTATTAGCTCAGCTGCAAACCGTGCCGTTGGGAAAAGTCGAGCGGAACCGTCTGCGACCAGAGAGGATCCCGCCAGAGGGCCTGATCATTCTGCGCGACGGCGAGATCGGCGAGCCAGAGGTTCTGCTATCGCCGCTTAGCTACATCTGGACCCATGCGGCGCGCCTTGAGGTGTTCTCGGCATCCGGGGATCCCGACGCGCATCTCGACACGTTGCTCACGTCCATCGCCACCGTCCTCGGCGTTGATCCCGCCTTGGGCGGAGAAATCGATCAGATGGAGATCGGTGCGCCGGACTTTGACGGCGCCGCGCCGGAAGGCGGGCCCGACGTCAAGGCTGCTATCGTCCCCATCCGCCTCGTCTACGAGACGAGCAATCCGCTGACCTGACGCGTCTACCCCCAGACGCAGTTCCCCAAACTTTGAACCAGAAAGAGGAGACCCGGCATGGCGCTTGGTTTCGGTGCAAATGCGCGCCTGATGGCAGCCTATGAGACGACCTACGGAACACCACCGTCCGATGGCTATCACCGGCTTGGCTTTTCGCGATACGGGCTATCCGCCCGCCAGCCCCTGCTCGAAAATGATCTGCTTGGTGAGGGACGCGATCCCGCGCCCGCGGTGCTTGGCGCTCTTACCTGCGACGGAGAAGTCGCGGTGCCCTGCGATGCGCGGCAGATCGGCTTTTGGCTCAAGGCGCTGCTGGGGGAGCCGACCACGACGGGTACGACAAATTTCACGCATAGCTTCCAGTCCGGCGGCGCCACCATCCCAAGCCTGTCGCTTCAGGCGATCAACCCGGATGTACCGCTGCGGCGCACGCATTTTGGCGCCCGCGTTGATAGCTTCACGCTGCCGCTCCGCCGTGACGGCCTGACCAGAGCCACCCTCTCCCTCATCGCGCAGGGAGAGAGCACGGACAGTGTCGATCGCGACCTGACGCCGGTGAGCTACAACGCGCTACGCTTCGGCTCCTTCCAGGGCACGATCCGGCGCAATGGCACAGCCATGGGGCGCGTTGTCTCAGCAGAGATCGTCTATCGCAATGGCCTCGACCGCATCGAGACGATCAGATCCGATGGCTTGATCGATAGCGCTGAGCCGACGGTCGCCGCCTGCACAGGTAATATCGTGGTCCGCGTGGACGGGACGACGCTGATCGATGCTGCGACGGCAGGTACGCCCATGGAGCTCGATTTCGGCTATGTGCGCGACGCCAATACGAGCCTGATATTTACCGTTCACGAGGCAGTGTTGTCTCGCCCCTCTGTGCCGATCGAAGGCCCGTCCGGCATCCAGGTCACCTTCGAGTTTCGCGGCGCCAAGGATCCAACGCTCGGACGCATGCTGACTGCCATCCTCAAGAATGATGTCGCCGCCTATGGAGCCACGCCATGATCCGCCTTGGTCTAAAAGCCGAGCCCTATTGGCTCGATCTCCTGCCTGGTGTGCGGCTCAAGGTCCGTCCATTCGGGACGGCGCTGTTCTTCGCTGCCCAATCCGCCATGGTGCGGGTCGATACCGAGGGCGAGACGGCCAGCGAAATCATCGACGCTCTGCGCGGCGTCGCCTTCATCAAGGCGCTGGCCCGGCTCTCCATCATCGATTGGGAGGGGATCGCCGACGATAAGGGCGCCCCGGCGCCGGTCACCCCTGATGCCGTCGAAGCGCTGATGGAGATCTGGCAGGCAGCTGCCGCTTTCGAGCGGATCTATGCACGCCCGATTGCGGAGATCGAAGCCGAAAAAAACGCCTGAGCGCCCGCGCCGAATGGCATTTCGGCGGCGGGCCCGCCTATTGCGCAGCCTGCCCCGGGCGCTGCCCTGAATGTCCCTATGAACGCGATCAACCAGCCACCGCTGAGGGCTGGGAAGTCTGGGACCTTCTGGAACGCTGCGCAGGGCAACTTCGGATAGGGCCTGCGGGCCCGGTTGGGCTCGATTTCGGGGCCGTGTTTCTCATGGGTGATGCGCTCGGCGTAAGCCGACCAGCGCTCGCCGAATTCCTGCCCGCGGCCGAAGCCGGCCTCATGCGTGGCCTCACAAAGCGAAGCGACAAGAGCGAGGATGGCGAACCGTAACATCTCGGTCCGACTGCAGGTCGATGGCGGACGCTTCAAGGCCGAATTGGTCGAAGCGGGTCGTACCGGCCAGCAGGCGCTCAAGACCATCGAGACAGCGGCGCGTGATGCTGGCAATGCTCTGGAGCGGACCGGCGCCTCTGCGCAAAAGGCTGACCGGGAGCAGGAAAAACTCGCCCGTTCCGCCGAGCGCCTGAAGCGTCAATACGCCGAGGGCTATCAGGCAGCCCAGGAACAGGGCCGCGCAAGCGCCCTGCTCGGCAAAGGGCTGCTGACGCAGGGCGAGTATGCCAGCGTCGTCGAGGGCATCGGGCGCAAATTCACCGCTGCCGGCACGCAGGCGCGCAGCTTTGGCCAGGCTGTCGAGACACAGGGCCAGCAGGCCCGCATCACAGCACGGCAGTTGGCTCAGCTGCAGCCGCAGCTGAACGATATCTTCACGACGCTGACGACGGGCATGAGCCCGCTAACAGTGGCGCTCCAACAGGGTCCGCAGATCACCCAGATCTTTGGCGGAATCGGTGCGACGTTCCGGGCGATCCCGCCTGTGGCGCTTGGCGCGGCGGCTGCCTTGGCGGCGGTCGGCATTCCGCTCGCGATCATTCTGTCGCGCGCGACCGATATTGCCGCAGAAAGCCGCACCTTCAACGTCGCGCTTGCCGCAATGGGGCGCCAAGGCCAGACAACTGCTGGGCAGCTCAACGAACTCGTCGAGAAACTGCGCGATGTCGGCGTCGCGCGTGACGAGGCGCGCTCAGCGATCTCGAGCCTTATTCGCACGCCGAACCTTCCGGGCGCGGAGATCCCGCGTCTGGCGAGCATGGCGCCCGATCTGGCGGCCGCGATGGGGACCGGCACCAGTGACGCGGCTCGCCAACTCGGCGAACTAGCCACAGGCGGCTATGACGCAATCATCAAGCTAGATCGGGCGCTGAATGGCTTCCTGAACCCATCCCAGCGCGAGAATATTCGTCTCCTTGCTGAGCAAGGCGAGAAGTCACGCGCCTATGGCATCGCGATTGCGGCGCTGCAGGAACGCATTCGGGGGCTGAACGAGCAGTCGCTTTCGCCCACCGAGAAGTCGATCAACGATATCAGTCGTGCCTGGGACCGCCTCGTCGATAACCTGGCGCGCGGCGCGATCGGCCGGATCACGCTGCAGGTCGTCGAAGGCGCGATTTCGGGTGCGGCCAATCTGCTAGCCCCATCCCAGCCGCGTGTACGCGACCCCCTCGCTGAGGCCGAGGATGCGCTGCAGATGGCGGTAGAGCGGCTCGACCGCTTCAACCGCGAGACCCGGCTCTACAGAGACCCGAATGCAGAAGTGGTCATTCCGGGCTTTGGCTACGGGTCCCCCAATGCCGTCAGGCTTCAAGTCCAGGAGCAGGTCGAGGCCGCACGTGCGGAGTATGAGCGGCTTCGGCAAGCGGCAGAACAGACGCAGGCCCGCGCTCAGGCCCAAGCCCAGTCGCCCGTGGTTACAGGTTCTGCCGCCAGTGTGCCACAGCCACTGGCGATCGGCGAAGAGACGGCACGCCAAATCGCCGATCTCGAACGACGCCAACGTATCTATGACGTAGCGCCCGCCCGCCGCCCTCTTGTGGAGGCGGAGATCCAGGCGGAGATCACTGCGCGCGAGCGCAACCTCAATGCGCTGGAGGCCGAAGCCCTCAAGCGCCGCATGGTTGCTGACGCGGCGGCCCAGCAGCGCCAACAATACCAGGACCAGACGCGCGAACTGGAGATCCAGAGCCGCGCGACGCTCACTGTGGCGGACGCCTATGGGCAAGGCCAATCGGCGGTCATCCGTGCCGAGGCGGCGCGACAAGCGGCAGTCGAGGGCTATCGCAACGGGATCAACGAGACGGCGAGAACGGAGGAAATCCTCCGGACCCGCGTAATGGAAACGGTGGAGGCGCAGGCGCGTGCGGCCTTCCAGGCGGAACTATCCGCGCAAAGCGCACGCAGGCTGGCGGAAGCCGAGGCGCAAGGAACTGCCGCCGTCCAGCGCGCAGAGGTGGCCGAGCGGTCCTTGGCTGCGACGCGTGATGCGCGCGCGGCCCTGTCACTTGCCACGGGCGCTGCCGAGGAAAGGCTTCGCGCATCAATTGAAGCGACGACCCGCGCAATCGAAGCGCAGGCCGCCGCTGAACGCGCACGCGCGCTGGCCCGCGAGCGACGCACATCGACCAATGACCGGGACATTGCGGAACGGGAGGCGCAAGCCGCCCGCCTGAGCGATCCTGCCGAGCGGCGGGCCGCGGAGCTTGCCATTGAGCGCGAGCGTCGCATGCAGAGCATGCGTGAGCGTCTTGGTGGCGTCGACGAACAGGTGCTCCAAGCGCAGGACGCTGCTGCTGCGTTTCGCGAGCAGGCGCGTTACTTCAATGACATCCGAGATCAGGCAAAGAGCCTGTCGAGCGACATATCGAACTTCCTGGTCGACGGCTTCGCCAATGCTGGTAAAGCCGGAAAGAGCGTCTTTGCCAACCTTGCCGAAGGCGCGGTCGGCTTGTTCCGACGCATGGCTGCACGCATTGCTGCGACGCTGATCGAGCAAAAATTCATCTTGCCGATTACCACGCAAATCGTGGGCGCATTTCCGAGCCTCTTCGGAGTGGTGGCGCCGCAAGCCGCTGCGCAGGCCGGTGCAGGCGCTGCTGCTGCAAGTACTGGCGGTGGGTTCTTTGATGGGATCTTCAATTGGATCTCCGGCCTCTTCGGCGCTGCGCATGCCGGTGGCCTAGTCGGTATAGCGCCATCCCACACCCGGATGGTGGCACTCGGCGCCTTTGCGGGAGCCGAGCGCTTCCACGCAGGCGGCATGTTGGGTTTACGGCCCGATGAGGTGCCGTTTGTCGGTCTGCGCGGCGAGGAGGTTTTGACGCGCAGCGACCCGCGTCATCGGTGGAATGCCGAGCGTCTTGATCGAATGCGGATGCCGACGCCAGCGAATGATGTGCGGGTCAATGTCTACGACATGCGCATCGGTCGCGATCAGCCGCCTGCGCGCACCGAGCAGCGTCGCGGGGCCGACGGCAAACGCGAGATCGCCGTCTTCATCGAAGACAAGATCGATGAAGCAATCCGAAGCGGTCGCCTCGATCGGGCGCAAGGCGAGACCTATGGCTCGCGGCGCATGACCAAGCGGGTGTGAAGGATGGCCAATATCGTCTGGCCTTCGAGCCTCCCGCAGCGCCCGACCGTCGGCGGGTACCAGGAACGCTTTGCCGACACGGTCTTGCGCACGGCCATGGAAACTGGGGCCGCCAAGACCCGACGCCGCTTCACGGCAGCGCCACGCCAGATCGAGGTGACCTTCCGCGTCAACGCGGCACAAGCCTCCACCCTGAAAACCTTCTTCGAAGACACGACCGCCGGTGGCGCCTTGCCCTTCGACTGGATGCACCCGCGTGAAGGGTCGTCGGCGGAGTTCCGTTTCGTCGAAGCGCCCCGCGTTTCGGCTGTCACAGGAACGCTGTTCTCGATCGCGATCAAACTGGAGCAGATGCCGTGAGGACGATATCGCCGGAGGCAAGAGCGGCCGCCCACGCCGAAGTCTCCGACAAGGTCTGGCTCGTCCTGCTTGAAATCACAGCGACAGGTCTCTCAACGCCCATCCGCGTCGCCAATGACAATGTCGATGTCATCCATCAGGGCTGGACCTTCATTGGCTACCCCTTCGAGGTGGAACTGCCCCCCGAAAGTCAGGACCGCCCGATGATCGCGCGCATCCGCATCGACAACACGGAGCGGCTGATCGTGGACGAAGTCCGCACCATCAGCGAGCCGCCAAGCGTGACGCTTAGGGTAGTCCTCGCGGACCAGCCCGATATGATCGAGGTCGAATATGCGGGCATGCGGCTGCGCAATGTCACCTGGGACGCCGGCGAGATTTCCGGCGACCTGGTCTACGAGGACATCCTCTCCGAGCCTGTCTGCGAGCAAATGACGCCGGCGCGATTTCCGGGGGCGTTCTGATGACGGAATTGCCCGACTGGGTCTCCGCCTATGTCGGCCTGCCCTTCAAGGAGGGTGGGCGCAATCGGGACGGGCTCGACTGCTATGGGCTGCTGCGGCTCGTCATCAACGAGCGCTTCGGTGGCGCCGTGCCGCAATACGAGGGCATTGCCTACCGACCCGGCGAGGACAGTAGCCTGCTTGCCGCGCTGATGGATGAACGGATCCGCTTATGGCGTCCGATCGCCATCGGGGAGGAGCAACCCGGCGACGGCGTTCTGCTGCGCGTCATGGGACGCCCCATTCATGTCGGCGTCGTCGTGGCGCCCGGCTTCATGCTCCACATCGAAAAGAACTGCGACAGCATCCTCGAACGGTTCACGACTGCCTCCCGCTGGGAAAAGCGCCTCCTTGGGTTCTACCGCCATGCCGCTTGATGCCACGCAGTTCGATACGCAGCTGCGCTGGACACTTGTCGCGCGCCCCTTTTCCACCGAGCGGGAGGAGCGCTTTGCGCCGGTCGGCCTCAGCCTTGCGCAGATGCTCGAAGCCTCGGACCTGCCGCAGCGCTACTGGCCCTATCTGCAGGTCTTTGTCGATGACGAGGAGGTACCGCGCGACTGGTGGGCCCGAGTTCGCCCCAAGCCCAATGCGCGGCTCTTTGTACGGGTCAACGCCATGGGCGGCGGTGGCGGTGGAGGCAAGAACCCGCTCGCTATCATCGGCGCCATTGCGGTCATCGCCTTTGCAGCCTGGGCAGCGCCAGCGCTCACGGCGGCGCTCTTTGGCGTCAACGTTGCTGCCGTCAATGCGGCAGGCGTCTTTACCGCCATGGGGCTCACCAAGCTCGTCATCGCCGGCGCCATCACCATGGTGGGCTCGCTGCTGGTCAATGCGATCGCGCCGACGCCCAATCCATCCCTGCGCGGCAATGATGCAGGGCTTTCGACACCGACCTACGCCATCACGGGGACGACCAATCGCCTCAACCCTTACGGCCCAATTCCCCGCGTCTATGGCACGCGGCGGCTTTTCCCGATCCTGGCCGCGAAGCCCTACACCGAGACCATTGGCAATGAGCGCTACATGCGCCTGCTCTTGCTGGTGGGATATGGCCCCCTCAAGATCGAAGATATCCGGATCGGGTCAACGCCAATCTCGGCCTTTGATGGCGCCGAGGTCGAGATCCGTGAGGGCTGGCTAAGCGACCAGCCGATCACCCTCTACACACAGCGTATAGAGGAGGATGCACTCTCCATTGCGCTGACCGCCTCGGGCGGCTGGCGCACCATCACCTCGAGGCCCGATGCGCGAGAGATCAATCTCGACCTCTCCTTCGATCGGGGGCTCGCCTTTTTCAACGATCAGGGCGGGCGTTCCAACGCGACGGTCGCATTCGACGCAGAATACCGTGCGGTTGGCGCCGCATCCTGGTTGCCGATTCCTTGGAAAGCCGGTGGCGATGCGGGCTTTGAGACCGCCGGCAAGATTACGATTGTCGATTCCTCGTCCTCCCCGGTTCGGCGCGGCGGGCGCTTCGACACGCCGGAGATCGGCCAATACGAAATCCGTCTGCGCCGCACCACGGCGGATGCCACCAACCCACGGCTGATCGACACCGTCACGCTCTCGGCGCTGCGCACCATCACCGACGACGCGCCAGTCACCATGACGGGCCTTGCCATGGTAGCGCTGCGGCTCAAGGCCTATGAGCAGATCAACAACCAGCTGCAGCAGATCAGCTGCCTTGCAAGTTCTTACCTGGAGGTGTGGAACGGGTCGGCTTGGTCCTGGCAACTGACCCGTAATCCCGCCTGGGCCTATTGCGACGTGCTGCGCCGGCGCGGCAACACGCGGCTGATCGGCGATGAGCGCATCGATCTGACTGCAATCCGCGCCTGGGCGGAGGCCTGTGAGACGCAAGCGCAGGATGGGCAGCCGAAATGGACTTTTGATGGCGTCGTCGAAGGCGGTTCCGTCGTCGAGGCGCTGCGCGACATCGCCTCCCATGCGCGTGCGCGCTACGGCATTCGCGACGGCAAGCACTCCGTGGTGCGTGATATTCTGCAGAGCGTGCCGGTGCTGCACATTACGCCGCGCAATTCCTTCAACTATGTCGGCCGCAAGCAGTTCATTGACCTGCCGCATGCGCTGAAGGTCCGCTTTATCAATCCGGACAAGGATTGGCAGGAGGATGAGCGGATCGTCTATGCCGATGGCTACAGCGCCGAGAATGCTGCGCGCTTTGAGACCGTCGACATGATGGCCTGCACGCGCGCCGAACAGGCTTGGCGCGAGGGGCGTTACCATCTGGCCGTGGGTCGCCTTCGGCCAGAGACCCATGAGGTCTGCCAGGATGTCGAGGCGCTGCGCGCCACCGATGGCGACCTCGTCATGTTTGCCCATGACGTGATCCTGGTCGGTATGGCGAGCGGGAGGATCAAGGCGCGGATCCTTGCCGAAGGGCTGGTGACGGGTCTGCTGCTCGATGAACCCGCGCCCATGGAGGCCGGCAAGAATTATGCGCTGCGGGTGCGGCGCGTGGACGGGGCAAGCCAGGTGCTGCCACTTGTCACGGCGCCAGGTGGTGCGCGGAGCGTCACGCTGGCCACGCACCTTCCCGAGACATTGGCGCCTGAACCCGGCGATCTCTTTCAGTTCGGCGAAGCGGGGCGCGAGGCGGCGCCCATGCTGGTCAAAGGGGTCGAACCGGGCCCGAACCTCTCCGCCAAGCTGATCCTGATCCCAGCCGCACCCGGCGTTCACCAAGCCGATACCGGTCCAATCCCGGCATTCGACAGCTACATCACACGCCCGGCGCAGATCGAACTGGTGCGTCCGTCGGCGCCGGTCGTTTGGACGACCATTTCCGATGAGACCGTGCTGGTGCGCGGGCCCGATGGCAGGTCAGCGCCGCGCATTCTGATCCGCCTCTACCCCCCTGGCTCCGATGCCACCAATGCGCCGGACGGGATCGAAATCCGCTACCGGGAGACGGGCAATACCGGTCCATGGGCCTCGGTGCCGACGCAGCCCGCCGACACCCTGACCGTCGCCATTCAACCGGTCGAGGATGGCAAAAGCTACGACCTGCGCCTGCGCTTTGTGGCTCGGAACGGGATCGCCTCCGACTGGACGGAGGTGCTGGCGCACCAAGTCGTGGGACGCACCACGCCACCGGCAGATGTCGGCGGCTTTGCCGCGGAACGGCGAGCAGACGGTGTCCAGCTATCCTGGGAGCCAGTCTCAGCGCTCGATCTTGTCGGCTACGAAATCCGGATGGGGGCTTCCTGGGACGCTGGGACCCTTGTCACCACCCGCCATCGCGGCACGACGCTCTTTGTCGCTCTTGCTGATGCCGGGGAAAGGCTTTTTCACATCAAGGCCGTCGACGAAATCGGCCTGGTGAGCCCTGCGGCCAGTAGCGTCGCGGCGGCCGTCGCACCACCCGACAATGTGGCGACGTTCGATGTCATCCCGCAGGGTGACCATGTCCGGGCCTCCTGGGAGCCGGTCGAAGGAACGGGCATCGAATACGAGCTTCGCGCAGGAACGACCTGGGGAACGGGACGCTTCGTTGGACGGGCCGCCGGCAACCACCTTGTTGCCCTTTGGCCCATCCGCGAAGCAACGGACGAGACCTTCTGGCTCAAGGCCATCTCCTCAGCTGGGCTCTATAGCGAGGGCGCCGCCTATGCGACGACAAGGCTGGCGCCGCTCACCGGACGCAACGCCGTGCTGGTCAGCGATCGCCAGGCGCTGGGATGGCCAGGCGTCACGCAGGGCATGGAGATCATCGGCGGTAATCTGCTCGCCCTTGCGCGCAGCGGCTCAACGACCATCGCGCGCGGCGAATATGTCTTTCCGGTCGCCTTCGGGCGGATGTGGCGGGCGCGAAACTGGATCGAGGCGCATGTCGGCACAACGCCAGCTGACGATCTGATCTGGGACACTGCGGCCTTCGCCTGGCAGGATCCGGAGGCCTCCTCTGCTTGGTTGCCACTTGGCGATGTGGACGGCGCGACGCTCCGCAGCCAGATCGCGGTCGAGGCGCCCCTTGCCAATGATCTGATTGAAGGCTTTCGGCTGGCAGGCGCCCTAACAGGCATGCGGGGGCAGAGCCCAGCGCAGGCACAGAACCTTACCTATGCACCTGCGCGCTTTGATCAGGGCCTAAAGGTTGGCGGTGGGACCAAGGCTGGCTGGTCGATCGCCATCCCCTCGGAATTCTCGACCACCTTCGATGTCCGGCTTGACCAGATCCTTGACGAGCCGACCGTCTATCTCGCGCTGACTGGCACTGCCGGCACGCTTCGGCTGATCTGGTCGCCCGAGGATAGCGCCTTTGCGCTGGAGGATGATCACGGTCAGTGCGTGACCGCCGCGCTGCTCCGCCGCTCGGGCGACATCATCACCTTCGGCATCTGCCAGACACCGACAACGCGCAGGCTCTTTGTCGCCTCGGCCCAGACCGGGCTTATCGCATCAGGTGCGGCGCCGCTCGCACCGCTTGGCGCCTTTACCGGCGCGCAGCTTCACCCCGCATAGGAGAACATCATGAAGATCGGCTTTGCCGAGCTTCTGGCCCGTCTGGGCCGGAAAGCCGGAACGGACGGCTTTTGCCTGCATGGACGCCTGGAGGCACGGCTCACCAAGCCCGACGGCTCCGTCATCGTCCGGGTCAAAGACAACCTCATCGTCAATGCGGGCTTTAGCTTCATCGCGCAGTCGGTCGGTCTTTCCACCGGGCGCCCTGGCGTGATGAGCCATATCGCGGTGGGCACAGGCACGACGGCAGCCGCTGCGGCAAACACCGCCCTGGTGACCGAGCTCGCGCGCAAGGCAGCGACCTTCAGCCATACGGCGGGCACCAAGGTGTTTCAGTTCGAGGCCACCTTCAATGCGGGTGAGGCAACAGGCGCCATCACTGAGGCTGGCGTGTTCAATGCCGCCAGTGCCGGCACCATGCTGGATCGCGTCGTTTTCGCGGTCATCAATAAGGGCGCCGACGATACGCTGACGCAGCGCTTTACCTTCACGATGAGCTGATGCGTGCCGGTCACGATCACCACAACACCGGGTACGTCCTATGTCTGGGCAAACGCTGCCTTCAGCTGGGATGCGACCGAGGCCGGCAAGGCTTGGCAGGACGCTAGCGCAACAAGCTTTCTCGCCGAAGAGAGCGATGGTCTTCTGCTTGCGCCGTTGGAAGCGCGCCTGCCACTCATCAGTGACAGCGAGAGCCTTGGTCTTGCCGATGCGGACGCTTTCGCCGCCACAACAAGCGCAGCGGAGGCCCTCTCTCTCGCCGAGACCTATATTGATCTCATCGCGTTCATCCTGACGGCTGCGGAGTCAATCGGCATCGGCGAAACCGCACCGCGCCAAATCACTCAGTCGCCCTTCGCAGAGCTGCTCGGGCTGGTCGACCGCGTGTCAAAGAACCCCATCACTATTACCAATGAGGCATTGAGCACGCTCGAACAGGATGCCGCCGGAATCGGACAAGCCATCGCTGAGAGCGCGGCGTTTATTGAACAATCCGCACACGATGCGGCTATACCCCGAAGCAGCACGCTCACGCTCGGAGACCTTCGTTCAGCTGAATCCGTTCAGAGCAGCGTTCGTAGCCTTGCCTTAGCGGAGACCTATACTGATCTTATTTCCTTCGTTGCGCAGATCGCTGAGCAAATCGCAATTGCAGATGCGCGCGGCAACGTAACCACCAAGCTGTCGTTTGAACATTTGGCGTTTCTGGACCGGATCCTTCGCGCCTCAGGGGCGGTCATCGCAGACCTCGCGTTCCGGACCACGGCACTCGATGACGAGGGTTTTGCGGCTCTCATCGCCGAGGCACGTCCTCTTGGCTTCAGCGCTTTCCGCGACCTGACACCTGGTGACTACGAATACGCGAATGCGCTCATTCGTTTGGCGCTCGCAGCGCCCAGCACATCGACCAGCCGGATCGCGCTGACCGATGCAAGGTTCATCGTGGATGTCCCGGATATCCGGGATCGCGGCACGGTTGCGGTTCCTATCGGCGGACTGACGGTCGCTTTCAGCCAGCCCTTCAATGCAACGCCGGAAGTCCAGGCGACCTTCAAGGGCGGAGCAACGATCGCCGTGCCGCAGATCGGCACCATCACGACAAGCGGGTTCCAGCTGACCCTCATCAATCCTGCAACCCAATCCTCTGTGGCCGGCAACGCCAGCTGGGCCGCTGAAGGCTACTGACCGAGGACCGCATGGCCCAAACCTATCCCGATATCCCAGCGACCAAGGCGGTCCGAGATAGCCGGCAGGATATCCTTGATCGTGACGAGGCGATCCGCTCGGCTTTTTCCGGCACGACCTTTCCCAGCACAAATCTGGTCGTTGGGATGCTCTGCTTTCGGACCGATCTGAGCCAGCTCTACCAGCTGACCATTGCCTCGCCCGTCACATGGACACGCATACCGCTCGGTGTTCCTGTTCCGATCTCACAGGGCGGCACGAATGCGACAGACGTCGCGACAGCCCGCAGCAATCTTGGCTTGGCGGGACTTGCCGTCAAAAACACGGTCGCGGCTTCCGATATCGATAATGCCGCCGTCCAGACCGCCAAGGTCCAGGACGGCGCCGTCACGACGGCAAAGATCGGCGACGCACAGGTCACCACGGCCAAGATCGCTGATGCGCAGGTAACGACGGCCAAGGTCGCCGACGGCGCTATCACTAGCGCAAAAATTGCGGATGGCACGATCACAACAAGTGATCTTGCAAGCCAGACTATTACCGACATTCGTGCCGGAGTTGATCTCGGAAGCCGTGTCGCCAAGTCGGGCGATACGATGACTGGGGCTTTGACGGCGCCCGGACTGGTCTCGACTGGCTCAGTGCGATCAGGGGCAACAGGAGACAGCGCGAGATCAACGGGCTTCAAAATTGCTGATGGTTCAGATATCGGCGAGCTCAACAGATCAAACCAGTACTACGATGACCGAGTGAATAATTGCTCGGGATACATTCCCAACGGTAATTGTTTAGGTAACACGCAATGGACCCCACCTAATGGAAATTGGTGGACATGGGGCTTGGGCTTCGGTCCAGCCAATCCGAGCGGCTTTGATTTCGCGGGCGGCTCCAGCGTCACCTACCAGCCGGTATCCGTCGGGTTCGTCTATGCCGGATACAATCTCGCTGCGGATGAAATCGGCGGCGGCGAGTATCGAAGGAACTTCAACAACTGCAATTGCGGTGGCTTCAACTGCTATTCGAACTGCAACTGCAACTGTGACTGTAATTGTAACTGCAATTGCTGATCGGGGCTCCCTATGAAAATATTTCGGATTGGGCGAAAGCTCATGCCTGCAAACAGTATGGTTAACCTGTCGGCGGGAATACTAAATGTCGAAGTCTCATGGCCCAATAAAGATAAAAGAATTTCGCGCAGTTACGATTTGGCTAAAGTGATCAAAGCCTATGGCGAGGATCATGGCTGTGTTGCTCTTTGCTGGAGCCCGAAGTTTCCAGATGATCTGATCTGGCATGAGACGACACGATTTTCCTGTTCTGAGCGAATAGCGTCCGATCGCTCTTACACGTCGGTCATGGAAACGGGTCCGTCGCTGAAGGACACTCTAAACACCAAAGGACGACACAACGCGGCCTCACCTTCGTGGGTTTTGCGGCAGCGACTTGATGCGACTTCATTTCTCTATGTTTTGACGCCGTCACGGGGCTGTGCTGTCGAAGACGCAATTCTGATCTTTCATGATGTAGAGAATGATCCTGAGACACCTTTGAACAACAAAACAAGTCATAGGTTGGTCGTCGATAAAAAGTCTTTTGTCCCGCCAGCTCTGGAATCGCTCAAGATGTTTCTAGAAACATGGCTGGTAATAGAAATAAATGGACCCGAAAAGGCAGCACCAGACACACTCGTTGAAATTTCAGCAACCGGTCAAAGTGGCGGAGAAATTTACATCGACGCCAGTGCGGGGATATTGAATAGGTCTCGCGCCAAAAGCGGCCAACGTATTCTTCTCGACACACGTGGCCTGGAGACCGGCGACGAGATCGTGATCAAGACTGGATACAAGTTTTGGCCCGGTATTTCGCAAAAGAAAATCGTGATCACATGAGCGTCCTCACTCTTTGGCCGACCAATATCTGGGTGGAGAATTTGACAGGCGCCCTGTCACCCCAAACAATCGAGGGCCTGATTTCAATTGGAGACGAATATGAGGCTACTCATCCGCATGCTCATAAACCTGCCGCCATGCGCCCCGGTCCTGAGGTCAGCTACAATCTTTTAAAAGATGATCGCGCGAATGCAGTTGCGTTTAAGGCAATCCTCAGTGATCGCATGCGGCGTTTAGCCAAGGCGGAGGGGTTCACGGAAGACATAGATTATGAAGCTGTCTGCGCGCTCCGCCGATTTGGGCCGGGAGAATATGCCAAACCGCACAACCACCGCAGCGTCGATTATGTCGCCGTCCTCTGGCTCGCCTTGGTGCAAACCGACGATGGTAGCGACCGCCATCAACAGCCCGCTGGAAACCGGCTCCACTTAATTGATCCGATTGCAGCACGCTCCCGCTTTCTCAATCACACCATGCTGCATGCAATACGTCCAATGCCCGGGCTGCTCGTCATTCACCCAGCGCACATCTTCCATACGAGTGAAGTCAATCTTGGGGCCCGGGACACCGTCGCTCTCGTGACCAACATTCGCGTCATTGATCCGGCGCGCCATTACACCCAACTTTAGAGAACCTCAATGACCGATAATCTGGAATACCGGCTCGCGATGGCGGGCCGGAACGGATATGCGCGCGCGTTGCTCTACCGACCGCATCGGTCTGAACTCCTGTGGGAAGACACGGGTGAGCGGGTCGATATCCGTCTGGTCGGGATGGAGTACGACTCTGTCCCACGGCAGTGGAGCGTGGCGGAGCCGATCTCCCCTCGGAACCCGGGCCGCAAGTCCAGAGACACGCGGCTCCTCAAGATCCAAATGGGGCTGAAGTGCAACTATGCCTGCACCTACTGCAACCAGGCATCCCAGCCCCACGAAATCCAGGGAGACATCGGCGACGTTCATCGCTTCCTTGCGTCGCTGCCGAAGTGGTTCGACGGGGGTGAGAAGGGAGACGGCAGCGGCGTCCGGATCGAGTTCTGGGGCGGTGAACCGCTGGTCTACTGGAAGACCTTTCGCGTGCTCGCATCCGCGCTGCGATCGGCCTATCCGAAGGCGCGCTTCAACATCATTACCAATGGCGCCCTGATCGACGGCGACAGGATCGAGCTACTCGACGCGCTCGGGTTCAGCGTTGGGATCAGCCATGATGGGCCGGCGATGCACTTCCGGGGACCAGATCCGCTGGAAGACCCGTCCCAGCGGGCAGCGATCCGCAAGCTCTACGATCGTCTGCGCCCCTGGGGCCGTATCGGCTTCAACTGCGTTTTGCACAAGCACAACACGTCCTTGGCAGCGGTGCGTCGACACATCGCCGAGCGACTGGGCGTTCCCGTGGATGATCTGCAGCTCACCACCGAGGAAATCCTGCTGCCCTACGATCAGGGCGGGATCACCCTGTCGCCGCAGACGCAAGAAGAACATCGCACTTACCTCGAAGCGGTCTTCTGGGAAGCTGTGCGTGGCGAGAGCATGCCGGTATCGACCCTTCGAGGAAAGATCGAGGAGTTCTTTCGCTCGCTGGCACAGGCGCGACCGGCATCGACGCTCGGCCAGAAGTGCGGGATGGATCGACCTGGTGATCTTGCGGTCGATCTAAAAGGCAACGTCCTGACGTGCCAGAACACGAGTGCTGCCACCAAGCACCGGATCGGTTCGATCGAGGCGTTTGAAGACATTCGTTTGACGACGGCACATCACTGGTCGACACGCGAGGAATGCCGGAATTGTCCGGTGCTGCAGCTCTGCCGAGGCGCATGTCTCTTCCTCGAAGACGGGCTGTGGCGGCAGGCCTGCGACAACAGCTTCACTCACAATCTCGCTGTCCTCGCGGCATCCCTCTACTGGCTCACTCGGCTGGTCCTCGTCGAAATCGAAGGCCCGGTGATGCGACGTGACGGCCTGCCGACCCGGATCCCCGTGATCACCCTGCCGGCGGAACTCGCCGCCGCTTGATCCCGCCGCCATCGGCGGCACTCATCCCAGGAGAACGACTATGACAGCCACGACCTCCCCTGGCCGCGCACTGCCGCGCGGCATTCGCAACCACAATCCCGGCAATCTGCGCCGGTCGGCTGACCCCTGGCAGGGCTTGGCAGCCACCCAGACCGACGCGGAGTTCTTCCAGTTCGCCTCGGCCAAGTGGGGCATCAGGGCGCTGGCCCGCACCCTAATCGCGTACCAGGACAAGGTCGGTCTGCGAAACATCAAGCAGATGATCGGTCGCTGGGCGCCGCCCGTCGAGAACGATACCGGCGCCTACGTTCGCGTCGTAGCGGCGGCCGTAGGGGTCGGCCCAGAGGAGCGGATTGACGTGCATGACTATGCCGTCCTCCGACCGTTGGTCCTGGCCATCATCAAGCATGAAAATGGACAGCAGCCCTACACGGATGCCGAGATCGACGCGGGTCTGGTTCTGGCAGGCGTCGAGCCGCCGCAGCGTCCGCTGGGTAAGACCCGTACCGTCCAGGGCGGCCAGGTGGCGGCAAGCGCAACGGTCCTCGGGCTGACGGCAGAGGCCGTCCGCCAGGTCGAGCCCGCCATTCCGCTGCTGCAGTCGCTGCTTCAGGTTGCGCCCTGGGTCGTTGGCGCGGCCGCGCTCGCCGGCATCGCCTACATGATCTGGGCTCGGATCGACGACCGTCGGAGGGGGCTCCGGTGATCTCGATCATCTGCCGACTGCTGGCCCCCTACGCCCTCAAGCTCATGGGGCTCTTTGCAATCATCGGCGCCGTCGCCGCGGCTCTTTTCGGCGCGCGACAAGCAGGGCGCAATGCCGAGCGCGTCGAGCGGATGCGCAGAACCATCGAGGTGCAACGTGAACAACTGGATGCCGCGTCTCGCCGTCCTCGTGATCGCGACGAGCTTGCTAGCCGGATGCGCGACGGCTCGTTCTAACGGGGGAGGATGCCCGCCAGTGCCGGCCTACAGCCAAGAGTTTCTCGCGCGAGCGGAGGGAGAGGTTCAGCAGCTCCCGTCTGGAGCGGCGATCGAGCAGATGCTTGCCGATTACCAGGTGATGAGAGAGCAGGCTCGGGCTTGCGCCCGTCGTTGAGAAAACGCTTGCAGTTTCGGCCATTTTGGCCACAACTAAGGCGAAAGATCAGCTTCGGGCGAGTCATGCAAACGCTATCGGCCAGGGACGCCAAATACAACTTCGGCCGCCTCATAGATACAGCGCGATCGGAGCCGGTGACGGTCGAAAAGCATGGGCGGGCGGTCGTTGTGGTAATGGCGGTCGAGGAATACGAGCGGCTAAAGTCTATTGAGAAGGGAGTGGGGGCTAACTCCCTCAGTCCAGTCAAGAACAAGTGAGGCGGGACGGAATGGCTGATCAGGCGCAAAAAGACAGGTTCGTGGCGGTTTTGACGGAGCTTGGTGGCTCCGTTGGCAACGGGCGCCTGCGCGAAGCCCTTGCCTGGGATGAAGCCGCCTACAACGCGGTGAAGGATGAACTCGTCGCCGAGGGCGTCGTAACGCCAGGGCGTGGTCGCGGCGGTTCGGTCTCGCTTGGTGGCGCGGTTGAAGCCGAAGCCAAGGAACCCGCGCCGGTCGCCGCCCGCGCCAAGCCTGCTCGCGCCAATGGTAATGGCAGCGATCTGGGCTTCGAGGCTGAACTCT